TGTCTTTTCTTGTAAGCTTCAAAATCTCCATTTTTGTAAATCTGTGTTTTTGGTACATCAGAACCAATCAATTCATCATTCCAAGAACTATTGTTAAAGAAAGTCTGAGGATCCTTCCTGAACTTTTTTTCTGGCTGAATCATTTTATACTTTGGGATATAATCAATAATTGAACTTCTATCATCATCTTTCAATGATGCCCATTTCTTTTTTAACTTTTCCTTATCACCAACTTTCTTGTCATATAAATCCCAAAAAATATCAAACGATATATTTATTTCTTTTATTTCCTTTCCTTTTATTTCCTTTCCTTTCCTTTCCTTTTTAGCATTGCTATCGGATTGCGTTTGCATTGCGTTCGCATTATCCCATCTGTAACTAGCTGATTTTCTTGCTTTTGCACTTTTATCATTTCTTTGTTCCAGTCTTTCTTGAACAGAATTACTGCCAAAATAATCACCATTAAAAATGAATAAATCAAAGTCATTTACTACGCTCGCTACAAGGTCGCTATCCGATCTTAAGTCATACGCAATGCCTTCGTAATCCGTTCGCAATGCGTTCGCATTATTGTATAAATCCTCTACTATTGACCAAAAAACACCATATCCTTGCATACCATGTTTCCTAATCAGCCTTTTTATCTTCTCATCATTACGAGCATTATAGTCGTGTGAGAAGTAGAATGTATCTTTTGGCATTTTAAAATCTTAATCGTTTATTAAATCGGTTTTCAAAGCTTCATTAATGCGTGTAATCTCACTATCCGTAAATAGTAATTTACCCTGCATTTTGCGCGATAATTCCGATTCTGGTATCTTGGCATTTAATGAAAGCCAACGCTGAGTGCGACCATCCATAGCTTCCTTGATTCGTTCATGAAGCTTCATTGTTTTAATTTCTTCCATAAAATTTATTGTTGAATAGCAAAAATAGTATTAATTTCTAAATTCCCAAATATTTTTAATTTTTTTTTAAAATAATTTTGTGGTTTAATTAATTTAATTAAATTTGCAAATGGAAAATAGAGAACTAATATATGAATTGGCTAAAAAGCTTGATTTAATAATAGAAGTAACAAAAGATGGTAAATACGCTGGTAAATATAAATTCATAAATAACAAACTACATAAACTAAAAGAAGATGAGAAATTCAACGATAATAGTAAAGAAAAAAAGATGCGTTAGATGCGGAAACATTGATTACCATTTTTCAAAAAAGATGTGTAAACAATGCGCTACTATTGAATCTACGCAAAAAAGAATGGAAGAATTTGAAGATGATGGAGAAAGTTTTCAAAATCTTGTTTCAGATTTAGATCATGTATTTAGCCAGTACATTAGATGTAAATATGCCGGTAAAGATGGTATGGTAGAATGTTATACATCTGGCAAAAAAATGAGATGGCAGGAAATACAATGCGGCCACTTTATACCTAGGGCAAATCTTGGAACTAGATGGTTGGAGGCAAATTGTAGACCACAATCATTGGAAGAAAATTACTTTAAGATGGGTAATTTGGAAGAATTTGAATATAAGCTAGATGAAGAAAATAATGGGATAGTAGAGTATTTGAGAGAATTGGCAAGACAAGTTTCTAAGCCTACAAAAGAAGAATTAAAGTCTTTAATTATTGAGTATAGATCAAAGCTGAACCTAATAAAGAAGAAGTTTAATTAAATTTATTTTTTTAATTAAATTAATTAAATTAATTTTGTACTCAAATATTAAAAACACATAAAATGGCAAGAAACATTAGTCCAGATTCGGTATCAAGCAAGGTATCAGAACTGAAAGTAGGAGAAAGTTTACTATTAGAAAACCCATATACATCTGTAATGGTTATGGTTTCTAATCTCAAAAGAAAAGAAGATCATAAAAACAAAGTATTTAAGATTAAAGAAACTGAAAAGCAAACGAATGTAACTAGAATAAAATAAGTATTATGCACATACAAACCATCCACTACACCAGAACATTTAATTTAGGTAATTATTCATCAGAAAAAATAGGAGTTGAGTTTGCACTGAATCCGGGAGAATCAGCCGACAAAGCTCTTGATAATGCAAGGCAACTAGTAGAAGAATACCATAAAAAGAGTGTTAAGCAAATTGAAGAAGCTGGATTTTATTTTGAACAAGATGAACCAATTACTGAAAAAGTAATACCAACACAGTCAAAAAAGACGTTAACAGAAAGAACAAAAGAGTTTATTGATTCTTGCAAAACAAAACAGGAATTAAAAGCTTGGGAACTAATGTGTAAAAACAATCCTGAATTGCTGGAATATTATAATAACAAACTAAACAACCTTTAATTATGAAATGGAATGAAACACTTATTAGATCAAGCTCTGTTGGTTATTTAATGACTGAGCCGGTAACTAAAGCTGATAAAGAAGCTGGGATTCTATCTAAAACGGCACAAAAACATTTAATTGAAGTTTATATCGCTGAAAAATATGGCAGAAAGCGCGATATACAAACAAAGCAAATGAAGAAAGGCGTTGAAGTTGAAGATGATTCAATTGAGCTTTTAAATAGTTTTTGGGGAGTGGATTATAGTAAAAATGAACATAGATTTACTAATGATTACATATCAGGGCATCCAGATATAATAACTGTTAATCCGAATAAGGTTATTGATATTAAATCAAGCTATGATCTTTGGACATTCTTAGGAAATATACCAGATAAACTTGATAACTTGTATTACTGGCAGCTTCAATCTTACATGTGGCTTTCAGGTGCCACTAGTGGACATATTGCATACTGTCTTGTAAATACACCATTCAATATTGTTGAGCAAGAGAAAAGATACTTACTTAATAAGATGAATGTTGTTTCAGAAGAAAGCCCAGAATATGTAAAAGAATCAATGAAGCTTGAGTTTAATATGACATTTGATGATATTGCTATTCCAGAAAGAATATTAATATTCAATGTGGAAAGGAATGAAGATGATATTTTAAAGATTCAGCACAAAGTAGAAAAAGCAAGAGAATTTTTATTTGAACTTGAAAATAAACATCTAAATTTCAATAAATGACCGGAGCTAATATCATAAGTGCAATCCAAAATTTAAAAATGGCTCAAGAGCAATTAGAAGATTTTTGCAGGCAGTTTCCCAACTCACAGGGAGAAAGGATATTTAAAAATTATAGTAAAAAAATAGATTGGATTTTTAATGATATTATAACCCACCCGTTTCTTACAACTGAAGTTAGAACTGGTATTAAAAACGAAATTAATAGTGATGTTTTTGCAGTACCGGCTATAATTGAAAAGGTTGCTCTATTAAATCCAGAACAAAGAGAAATAATAGAATCAACTATAGACGCAATGATAAACGGAGAAGAAGTAAAAATTGTTGACATTAACGAATTAAACAAATAAAAATGGCTAAGAAAAAAGAAAAAGAACTCAACCTACCATCTAATGCACAAGTACTTGATGGATGCGACTTTTGTATGCAATTTGATTATGATGATCCACATGTAATTGGTGCTAGTGAAAGCTCAGATGGCGTAATGGAGATAGTATTAAAATCTTACATGGACGTTGGCATAACATTTTTATGCCCTACCACTGGAAAGAAACTAAGACTATTTGCAAGACCATTATCAGATAAAGGCAGACAGATTTTAGAAATGCAAGCAGAACAAGATTAATAACCACAAAAATAACAAACATGAAAAAGCTAATAACTACCACACTAATCATTATTTTCTTAGTAAATACCGCAATGTCACAAATATTTGATGGCATTAATTTAAAGGAAAATACAGAAGATTTAATAGAAAAATTAGAAAAGAAGGGTTTTAATTTTGACTATGGCATGGGTAATACAATAAGATTATATGGACAATACGACAATAAAGAAACTAGTGTGTACATAGTAAATACGAATAAATCTAACAAACCAGTAGTTCTTAGCGCGTATGTTGGAGATTCTAAAACTTGGTCTGAACTATTGAATGAGTACAAGAAATATGTAAAAGTATTTTCAGACAAATACGGTAATCCAGATATGTATTTTGCATCATTTAAAGCCCCTTATGATAAAAATTATAAAGGGAATGAAATGGAAGCAGTAAAAAATGATAAATCAAATTTTATTTCAGAATGGACTAGAGATGGAATAAATTATTCAGTAGAAATTTTTAGATACAATAGCATCATTATAACTTACAGAAACGAAGAAAATTTTGAGTTAAATAAGATAGAGTTGAAGTAAATAACAAAGGCGGCCTAAAAACCGCCTTATTTTTAAGATTTCTTATGTGCATTTGCAAATTTACGAGCAGCTTCAACACTACCGAAGCCCCAAGCTTTTAATGCTAATGCTTTACGAGTAGGTTCACCATTAGGCTTTTTCATAGCACCTAACATGCCACTAAATCTAGCAGCAAAAGAAACCCTTCTAGGATTAACGCCAGATTTAACTGGGGCTTTTAAATTACCACCAGTTTCAGCATTATAAGATGCACGACCTTTTGCGTTTAATCCACCTTCTGGATTTTTACCTTCTTTTCTTTGCCAAGCTCCTGACATAACTATTTTTTTTCTTCTGCTTTAATTTTTTTCTCTTGTTTCAACATTTCCGAAGTTGGCTTCTTTCCACTTCCTTTGTTGGCACGAATATTATCCCATAATCCTCTACGAGAATATGATCCATCCGCGCGTTTCATCATTTGTAGTTTATTTTTCATTATTTTAAACTTAATAAGTATAATGTTTCAGCAAATAATTGTGCTATTTCGTCTACTTGATTTTGAACCCAACTTTCTTGATAGATGTTTTCTCTTTCTTTTTGGATCATTTCATAGCAAGATTTAAAATATCTAACTACTTGTTCAGGACTTTTGTAATCCATCGGACTATCAATTTGATATTTAGTAGGTCTTTCATAAATTCCGCTAACGCTTTCTACCAATCCATCAGTTAATCCTACTATTTGATCGTAAAATTTACCCAAAGCTTTATGAACTGCATAAGAGTCGGTTTGATGATGCCAAACAACAGATTGATCAAAAGAATCTTTTAAATAAGATACAAAATAGGAGAACTTTTCACTAGACATGTTATAATTTTTATGCTAATTTACGAATTATTTTCCATTCTCAGCTTTCCATATTACTAAATCTATGCCAGTTAAGTGATTAGGAGGCTCCAAATTAGGCTTTTTTTCACTTTGTACAGGTATTTGTACCGATTTGCGTACATCTTCCAAATTTGAGGCGCTTTTGCCGTAATTATCCATCAAATAATTGACTACTTGCTGAACAGATGTCAAATTTTGCTCTTTTTGAATCATTTCTAACTTATATAAGTCAAATCTTACTCCAATTGGTTTACTTTTTGCCATATAAAAAATTGTAGCTACAAATTTAAGTAAAAAAACCGAATGTAGCTACAAAAATTAACTTAATTATTAACAAATGTAGCTACAAAATTCCCCCTTAGATCCACACACATAACCAAACCAACCAACGCAAAGCGCTACCAATTGCCCGACCTAATTAATACAAGTAAAGCAAAGCGGCGCAACCAT